AGCGATATATTTCCAAAATCAAGAATATTATAAGTCATTGTTATTTCCTATCTGTTCAACCTTTACACCCGACATGACTAAGAATTTGATTCCCGCATCATCTCTATAGTTTTTACTATACCATACCCGACCAATACCTGACTGATGAATGAGCTTGGCACACCCGAGGCAAGGACCGTGAGTAACAAATAAGTCAGCCCCAGCCCCACTGTTATTAGACTTCGCCAATTTTGCAATTGCATTAGATTCTGCATGTAATACCTCTGGTTTAGTTTTTAGTTTATATCGACGAGTAGTTTCAAAACTTTCATTATCGTTTGCGACTACTACGGTTTCTTCAAATGGCCACTGTTCGTAAATCTCTTCAGGATCGAGCCAACCACCAGCATCACTGCCCATGTATTCTTTATTTTCACAATCGTTATCCCAACCTGCAGGCATACCATTATAGCCGTAACTAATCACGCTGTCATCCTTGACGATGACCGCACCTACTTGTAATCGTCGAGCATGACTTAGTTTGGCTGTACGAGTAGCCCAGTCCATATAAAGATCAATAAACTTTTGTTTCATAATACGGGTGTAAATCTCTCTAAGAAACTTTCCACATAGCAACTATATTCTTGATCACTAGATTCCAGTCTATAATGAATCCACATATGCTCGTTTAATTCAATTGTATATAGTACAACAAATGTTTCGGTAATAGTTCCCCACCTGCTTCCTTCTTTAGGTATGTTCATAGTTCGCCGCTCTCTGCTAATTTTAACATTAGACTATAATGTTCGTAGGCTTTTTTCACTGCTGGATATTTGTTCTTAATATACTTTTCACGTTCTTTTAATTCAGTCATACGTTCAAACATTCTGTAATGACCTTGGTTGTGTAAGTTATTATGAACTTCTGCTTCAAAGTCTGCAATACGTTCTAACTCACTCTCTGTAATTTCCACTGTTAGTAATCTTTCAGTTTCAAAATTCATTTCCTTCATTTCTTCTAATTCGTTATAGTCAGCAGGGTTGTGAAAATATTTCACATGCATACGTGTATGTCTATGGGCACGTTTGTTATCATCAATAACTTGTATGCGATGATAGTTTACAAACTTTTGAACATTTTCTTGACTCATTTTATTCCAACCTCGTCGCAAATTTCTTTTACTAGAGCAACATCCGCCGGGCTTTGCTTAAACTTCTTCATCCAAAACGGAACATCAAACACAGGAGCGATCATCATTAATTGTTCATCACTCATGTTACTAATCATAGTTTTACCAGGAGCACTATTAAGTATCATCCAGAAACTAATCTTACCATTGAGTATGTCATGTACCGCTTTGTTAAGACTTACATAGTTAAAGTAATGTGCATAGTTGGCATTGTTTGCATCGCCCCACTCCATCATATTTTGTAATGTTCTTTGTACAGCACTCTCTACTGGTTCTGTTTTAAGCATATCAAATAGATATTTTTCGTAGAGTTCGTCTCTGCACCAGTGATCTAATTTTACTCCACTTTTAATCACATAGTCAACAAACTTAGTTGGATAGAGTGGATTAACATTATTAATAAAACTACCAAACTTAACAAAGGCATTATAATAACTACTGTCAGCAAAATTATCATAAGTCTTAGGTTGTTTAGCATTTTGTGTCAATTGCCAAAAACGATTAAATGCCATGAATCCAGCTTGGACACGTTTTTCATCTTGTTGTAGAGCACGTCTCTTACGCTCGCACATGTGGGCAACAAGAGTCTTATCTTTCATAAAACTTTTATTGCAATGTACACAAGTATACGGTTGTTCTACCAATGCTATCATTCGTATTCTTTCCGTTGTTTTTTATCAAAGCCCATTTTATCAAATAATTCTTCTCGATCTTTTTTACTCATCATAGATGCCATTAGTTTAATATCAGACATCTTTGTTGCTGGATATAGTTCACACAATAGTCGTTCAATCTTATTAGCTTTTTCTTTTTTACCCGCTGCCAAGTAAGGGTGATAAGCAGTGGCTCCTGTACCTACTCCGGCAAACAATTTCCACAGTAGAGCTTTATGATTCTTACTAAGATCCCAATGATTCTTATTAACCATTTCGTTGGTCATTTCAATAAACCATTCTTGTGTATCTCTATCGCCCTGAACGCTAGCGGTATATCTCATTAAGATATAAGGGCTAAATGCCTTACGTTCTTCGTTAGTGAGATCATCATAGAAGTTGTAGTTCTTTTGATCTACAGCATTTAGTTCACGTTTAATATCAAGTTTTGCTGCGGTTGCCATATCTTTCTTCGTAGTCTTTTGTCAAGTAGTATGTTACTTTAACACGATCTAATGCTTCTTGTAAAGCAGGATTGGTCTTGGCGGCACGATGAATATTGCCCCATAATTTAAGTTCTTGTATCTCTTTGTATGTTTCTATTGACTTTGGAGACTGATTAACTAATACACGATTAGTAGATCCTTCCTCTCTACTGTATACTGTTTCACCCTTATCTGGACTTTCAAAAATTGGCATTTACCAGCACCTTGTATAATCCACTAATTCACTTTGGCGACTAACTTCTTTGACAAAATAAGCACAGGTAGGCTTAGGTCCTGATTCCAATGGTGTGCATAATAATTGTCCAGGTTTCATCTTTGGAAAATACCACTTAACATCCTGATAAACATCAATAATATCAATTTCATGAAATTCAGGTCTAAAACTACTCAATGGATTAAAGCAAAATGTTTTGAATCCACGATCATTTAAGCTAGTTAGTGGAAGTACTTCCATGTCGGGTCCTTCGGGATCACCAACAATGGAACACCAGTCTAATGGCATAGTAAGTTCATGTTTACCTATTTTTAATACTGCTGCTGGTCCTGTAAAACTCTCTAAAAATATTAATGGAATAAAGAAATAATCAGGGTTACTACTATCGCTATTATCTAGTACAGCAAATCTTAGATCTTCATCTACTTCTTCTGGTAAGTCGTTGAGATGAAATATCTCGTTGTTCAGGGTTAAAATTTGCATTATATGTATTTTACTTTCTCAATATTAAATGGGTATTTGGCTTCTTTATAAAACCTCTTTCTTTCTGTTAGGTGACGTTTAGCGTATTTGGTAGCTGCGGTTATGTCCCAGATCTGGACGAAGTCTTTGTCGTCAGCTTTTCTAATACCTCGCCCAATGCTTTGTATAACTCTGACAAAGCTCTTTCCGGGCTCCAAAAGAACCAGATTAAAAATCCTAGGGATATTAATACCCACAGCGGCCACACCAAAAGTCGCCACAATAATCTTGTTATCAGCTGTTTTAATCTCATCGTACTCTTCTTTCCTGTCTTTAGTTTTAACTTCACCTGACACAAACACCGCCTCTGGTATTTGCTCGATAATAAATTTACCTGAGTCAATTCTATTAACCAAGACCAAGGTATTTCCTGATGCTGCAATATTGCGAATCATGTTACTGATATGTGTCATGCGTGTACTATCAGTAACTAGATATTTCAGTTCTTCAGCATAACTACCAAATTCTTTCCATTCTGCTGTTTGTACAACATTAACATGACAATTACTTAATACACCGCGAGCCTGTAATTCATGTGCAGATATGTGATGTATAACATCTCCTAGACTTGCTCGCAATGCTTGATACTCGTGATCCGCTTTTGGTATAGTTCCTGTTAATCCCCAACGTATAGGTGCATTAGAAAGATTCTGTGTTAATAATTTTTTCAATACATCGGCTTTGGCCATATGTACCTCATCAACTATGACTGTACTCACACCATTTAAGAATTCTGCTAATGACAATAACTCATCATTATTTTGTGATTTTTTGTCTAAAATATTCAAACTTTGCCAGGTACAAATAGTATGTGTTTTGTTGAGATTTTTTCTATCTCCGTAGTACACACCAACATCCAATCTGCAATTAATAAAGTCTTCTTCGGTTTGTTCTACTAAACTTTTGTTAGGAACAATGATTATTGTTCGACCGTATTTTTCACAAATTTTGCTCAAAGTTGCAGTGATGATTGTCTTGCCTGCACCGGTAGCAACTTCCTGCAAACTCTGTGGATTCTTTAAGAAATTATTAACAACTTCGCATTGATAGTCACGCATACGTATAAGTTGACCGGCCATAACATGTCCTTTGGGCCAACATAAATCTCCCCAAAAATCTTCAGAAATTTCAGGAAATTCCAAGGGATCACTGGTCCTTAGATCTTCAACTTCAATGTAGTAGTTCTTGGTTTCGAGGTACTCTAATACCGGGCCGAGCATACTCAGATAAGTTGATCCTCCAAGACCAAAAAAACTGATACTACCATCCCACCGACCTAATTTATAGCTGGGTCTAAAACGGGCAGTAGGGTCCTCATACTTAAATTTTTTGACCAATGCTTTGCGAGTATCAAGATCTAAATTATCAATCTTAACATTCACTTCATCTTTAATAATAACTTTACAGGTGCTCAAGATAATTGGCTCTTTTGTTTTCTATCTGCTAATACATTAATAACATTATGCTTGTTTTTCATGAAATTAGCAAGAGTATAGTGAACATTGTAAAAATTAAAGTTCAATACACAATTAAATTTCAATTCTGATTCAAACAATGGCTTAGGAAGTTTTCCACTAAGGATAACTGCTTTAGTTGTGCTAGAGACAGGAGAATTTAATTTTTCTTCTTTGACAAATTTGTTAAAATCTCCACCATTTTCATTAGGTAAGCGGAACAAGACACTAATTTCGTGATTTTCAATACCGACTGCTTTTAGCAATTCCAATGCCTGTTGCATTTTGTTTAATTCATTACCGCCGGGTACGGTAACAATACAAGGCAATAAATTCTTTACAATGGGTTTCAAATCTAAGATTGAATTTTCCTCTAAATTTATGGAAAACTCCTTATCAATGTCAGATTTTATAAAGTCTTTGATCAATTGAGTTTGATCAGATTCAAGCAAGGTGTTATCAACTAACTGGTCCCATGTAGTAATACCTACTTTTCTAGATTCGAACAATACCTCAATTATATCTCTGCTGGTGGATTGAGGAACATGGGGAGAAATATTGATAATTTTAGGGATTCCGTGCTCAATGGTTAGCATAGGAGCATATTTTTCAACATTGCTGGTAATCTCCAATGACTGCTCCATATATCTCTTGAATTCGTCGTCGGCAGTAAATCCTTTGAATATAACGTATGAGCTAAAATATTCAATGGTAGCACCTTCTAATGAAAAAATCCAGGATTTTTCATCTGTATTCCATTCAGCGGATATAAATTTATGTTTTTCAGCTTTTATATCTTTGACCAGTGTTTCATCATAGGGAAATTTTACCAGAATAGATTTAGTATTATTAGTATTAGGAATTACAGATATATGCTTCACTGTACTAATGGTTCTAATGTTATATTTGAATTGCGGATTGTCTAACAACGGCGTTATATCTTTACCAAGGTGGGTATTAATTTGTTGTTTGTATGCTTTTGAGATTTTTAACATTATTGCAGCTTGTTTTTCTGTGAAACCCAAACTTTTGTAATTTATTTGCTCATAGAAACTCTGGACCAAAGTTGAATCATAACGATTGGCCTTTACAGAGTACATCAATGTGTGGAGTAAATCTTCAATATACATGATACATTTATTATACTACAAAATAAGAAAGGACGCAAGTCCTTTCTGTGTCAAATAACAACGTCTTCCATGCCCGCTGTTCGGAGTTTTATAATATTACTTAGTTGCCATTGTTTGATATCTAGGCCCTTGATAATACCCAGCCATTGATTGCGTAGTAGTGCAAACTCATTGATAATTTTTTCCATATCGACCACATCTGCCTCACCATCCACGTATTTGTCAACATCTCTACTGGTTAGAGCACGTTGATAGTTTTCCAAATATTTCTTAAAAGTTTTGGAACGTAAGCGGCGGAGTTCAATGTTTAGATATTCTAATATACCTTCAATTTCTTGAAGTTGATTAAATCGATGAGCAACAAGACCGGGCAAAGAAGCAGAG